ACCGAAGGTTGAGGACGCAGAGCTCCACACCGGAATCCGAGACGTCGATGTAGACCTCGCCGTCGGTCTGCTTGAAGCCGTCGACGTCGATGGGGCCGATGTAGGCGACGTCGTCAGCAGCCAGCGAGTAGTCGCCAGTGTCGCCTGAGCGGCCGTACTCATCGGTCTTGGCAGTGACCTTGACGGTCTGGGCGCCGACGTCGGTATTCCTGACAAGCAGGAGGTCCTTTCCTGTCGGCGTGAAGCTGTTGCCATTGACGTCGTCGCCGGCTTCCCATGGAATATCCTGCGCGCCGGCGCTGATGTCGCACAGCTGCCGCGCGGCGACGTCGACGAGTCCTGTGGTCAATGCGGTGCGTGCCATGGTCAGTACTCCCCGTGGAAGATCGCATCCACAGCGACCTGCCAGGTCTTGGTGGCCTCGGAGTACCCGAGGTCCACGTTGTTGGTGATCTCGACGAAAGACACGGTGACGGTGCCGACCGTGTCGCCGTCGACGGCTTCGAGAACGTCCTCGACCTGGTCGGCGAGCTCCTCGGCCGCCTTCTGGGTCGTGGCGTGCGTGGTGAACTGGTAGCGCGCGTGGCGCAAGGCCTCGGCCTGGTTGTCGTGGCTGTGCTCGCGCAGTCGCGAGATGCGTGTGTAGGTGATGGCAGGGGTGCTCGCGCCCTCCTTGAGGTAGCCGGGGTGCACCGGGGCGAGAGCACCGAGTAGCGCGCTGAAGCCGGTCTTGAGCATCAGCGGGCCACCTTGATGATCTCGCGACGGAGGACCCCGGCGGCGATCTCGATCGACTCGTCCTTCTTCTCGTCGAAGGCCGGCCGCATGAAGGGCTGCGCTGGGTGCGACGGGCTGGCGGAACGCCCGAACTCCTGGACGATGCCGTAGGCGTAGCCCTTCTTGAGCGCGACCGAGACCTCGGCGTAGGTGGTGCGGCTGGCGGTGATGCGGGTGCCGATGCCCTTCTGAGCGAGACCGCCAGTGTCGCGCGGCGCGAGCTCGCGGGCCCGGTCACGTACCGGCGAAGCACCGGCTCTGGCGGCCTTGAGCAGGGTCTGCCGCTGCACGGCCCTCGGCAGCGCCGCGAACTTCCCGCGCAGCTCGCGCACGCCTTCGATGCTGGCCCAGGCGAACGGCCGCGACGGCCGCGCCCCACGCATGCCGGTGCGCTCACTCATTGGACGGTCCCGTGAAGGAAACGAGGTCGCCGTCGACAACGAAGGAGACAGTGGCGACCGGGAGCCCGTCGAACCCGCTGACGATCTCGCAGGCGGTTTGGCCTGGCAGGCACACGTCCCGCTCGACGTCGACCAGATACGGCCGGCGAATGCCGGGCTCAAGCTCGAGAAACTGGATCTGCAGCTTCATGCGACGATCTCCCTGCACTGCATCTCGAGCTCGCGGAACCGGCCGCCGACATCAGCCACATGATCGATCTCGAGCACCCGATCTCCGAACAGCACCCGCCAGGTCGGCTCCACATCGTCTCGATACCGGATCGTGACCCGCGTGGTGAGCTCGGCGTGAGCCTCCCTGGCGGCGAGGTAGGTGCGACCCTTCGGCGCGAGGACCTCGGCGAATACAGAAGCAACGTCGACGAAGGTCACAATCTCCTCGCCCACCTCATCCTCGGTCTTGACGGGACGCTGAAGCGTGACCGGATGACGCAGTCGATTCGACCTCATTCGTCGATCTCCACCCGATCACCACAGAGCAGCGCTTCGGCTGTCGCTCCGAGGATGGTGTACGCGACAGTGCCGGCACCCATCGACTCCGGGTTCTCGAAGAGGTCGGCGACCTTGATCTTGATGGCCTGCCTGATCCGTTCCGGGACGTCGTCGGCATCTCCGAAGCCGGCAACGAAGATGATCTCGATCGCGGCCATCTGGTCGCGGATGGTGGGCCAGGAGTACCCGTATGCGGGGCGGATCCTGCCCGGGGTCGAGGTCAGGTCGGCCTGGTAGGCCGCAGCATCGAGAGTCTGCTGCACTCCGGAGGTGTCGACGTACTTGACGGAGGTGATGGACTGGTAGGGCGGCCTCGGGAGCAGAATCTCGTCGTCGTCGGGCCAACCGTCGAGCACGAGCTTGAGCGTCTGGGTGATGTAGGCGTGGCCGTGGTACGACTCGCAGTGCTCCCTGGCGGACTTGATCAGGCCGGTGATGTGGTCGTCCTGCTCAGTCTGAGCGACCGGGATCCGCAGCTGGGCCTTCGCTTCGGTGAGCGTGACGGGCTCGCTGGCCGGCGGGGTGACGACGACGAGGCTCATTTCCTGGTCTTGCGGGTGGTGCGGCGCTTGGTCGACTTCGGCCGGGCCTCTGCGGTTTCAGGCTTGGCCGCGGCCTCGGTGGTCTCGAGCTCGGCACGCTCGAGGGACCGGACGACCTCGACGTACTGCGCACGGCCGGTCTGCACGAGCATCTCGGCACGCGCGGCACTGACCTCGAGCTCGGCGCCGGCGAGGATGATCTTTCGCTTCTGAGTCATGCGGGCCTCCAATAAGGGGGCGGCCGAAGCCGCCCCCTTCAAGGCTGTCGAATCAGGCTCAGCTCGCCTTCAGAGCGGTGCTCGCGGCCACCTTCTGGGTGGGCTCGTAGCACATCTCACGGACGAGCATGACGGCGTCGATGCCGTTGCCGGTGGAGGTCACCTTGCAGGCGACGTGGTCGAAGCCGTTCGCCATGTCGAAGTCCGCGGCGCGAGCCTCGACGAAAGCGGCGGCCTGGGTGGTGGCGACGGTGACGGTGCCGGCGACGTTGGCACCGACGACGGTCAGGGCGGCGTCACCTGCCGGGTCGGCGATGAGGGTGGCGACGTCGGCCGCCGCGGTCGCCGAGACCCCGGGCACGCCGTAGGTGGCGTGGTTGACGCAGGTCGCGAGACCGTCGTCGTCGGCGAACTCCCGCGCTGTCGCGTCGGTGGCCAGGGCCATCGTGAAGAGGATGCCGTTGATGGTCACCGTGTCGGTGGCGGCAGCGGAGCCGAGAGATACCGTGACCACGGTCGCCAGAGTGTTGGCGGTGCCGGTGGCCGAAGCGTCGCCGGTGAGCGCCTTGGCGCCGGTGGCGGCGTTGTCGGTTGCCTGGAGGAGCTCCAGCTTGACCGTCTTGGTGGCGGCGGCAGCGCCGCCGATGAGGAAGGCGAACACCCGCTTGACGTTCGCCAGGGAGTAGTACCGGCCGGTGGCGTTGGTGTTGTTGATGGTCTGGCCCACCAGGCCGATGTCGAACTTGAACCGCTCGTTGATCTGCTTCATGTGGTCCTCCCTTCGTCAGCTCAGGATCACGAACGGGCTGACCTGGGTCGAGCCGTCCTCGAGAGTGAGCGCGGCCTTCATCCAGGGACGGCCGTCGCAGTTGTGGAAGGCCTTGATGACCGTCTGGTTCTTGGTCCAGAGGACATGCTCGGACTTCGCGATGAAGGGCCCGGAGCCCTGGCGCTTGAGGTACTTGGAGAAGTCGTAGAGGCCGACGTCGCCCGCGGTCCCCAGCACCGGAACGCGACCGGTGAAGCGGATCGGAATGCCGAGCAGGCTCGGGCGGATGCCCTTGGTGACGTCGCCGGCGATGAAGATGCTGTTGCCGCTGGAGTCGGCCATGGAGACGACCTTCGGCAGGACGGTCTGGTTGGCGACGAACTGCAGCATGTCCCAGCTGTCCGGGATGGCGGCGGCGAGCATGGCGGCCACGTCCGCGAACTTGAAGTTGCTCGCGGTGTCGCGGCTGACAGTGAGAGCACACGGGGCGTTCTGCACGCCCAGGGGCTTGCCCACGCCGTCGCCGGTGAAGCAGTCCTGGTCACGCTGCTGGCTGAGCGCCTTGCGGAGCAGGTACTCCAACAGCGTCGAAATTGCCGGCGCGTTGCGCAGCATCTTGTCGGTGACGACGACGTAGCCGGCCACCTCCTCGGGCTCGAGGCGGATCCAGGTGAAGTCCGGCTCGGTCGCCGTCTTGGTGCCGCCCTCCGCCAGGTGGACGACGCTGACGCCGGCGAGCACTCCGCTCGAGCCCTGGTCGAGGGCCGGGACCTCGACAGCGGCGTCGGGGGCCGGGTCGCCCTCGCCCTGAACGGGCGTGGCCTGGGGCCAGATGATCTCGTCCTCGGGGTCAAGGGCGAAGACGTTGGACACGTAGGCGGTCGGCACGAGGACGCCGCCCGAGGTGCCGACGCCCATCTGGAGGACGCGCTCCTCGCGGTTGACCGCGGCGCGGACGAAGTCGCCGAAGTTGCGGAACTCCGGCTGCTCGTCGGAGGCGCGACCGGTGGGGGCGCCTTCGGCGTTGTCGTCGTCACGATCGTCGTTGCGCTGGCGAGTCGCCAGCTCGGCGTCACGGGCCTCGGCCTCCTCGAGGCCGGCGATGGTTTCGCTGAGGGACCGGAGGTCCTCGACCATCTTGTCGTGCTTCTCGCGCTCCTCGGCGGTGATCCGGCCGTCGCGATCGGCGATCTGGTTCAGGAGGGCGACGTCGTCCTGATGGAGCTTCGCCGCCTTCCGCTTCAACTCGTCGATTCGGTTCATTGGTCTGTCCTTTCTCGTGGGTTGATTCCCGCGGCGATCGCCGCCGATTCGGACTGCGCTCTGGCGAAGGCGAGCTCCTGCTCGGCCTTGTCGGCACAGTCAGCGGCGGCGGCCTCCTGACCGTCGTCGCCCAGGGCAGCGGATCGTGCGTTCTTGTGATACTGGCTGGCAGCCTCCTCGTCCTGAGACCGCATACCGACGTCGGTTTGCGGGTAGGCCGGGAAGGTCACGGGTGAGATGTCGCCGTCGCGCATCTCGACTTCGAGGATCTCCCTCAGGTCGTTCTCCGGGTCCTCGTCATCGAAGGTCCATCGCTCCTTGGTGACCCTGAAAGCGAACGACATGCCGTCCAGGTCGCCGCGGTCGATGAGCTCGACGAGGTCGCGGGCGTAGCCGGTGTCGGGCGGATCGGTCTCTGTCCAGAGACCGCGATCATCGGTCTTGAGGAGCAGGGTCTTGCTCTTCGTGCGACCAAGGAGGAGGTTCCGGTCGTGGTTGATGAGGCTCCGGACGTCGTGGTCCTCGGCAATGACGCGGTCGAAGGCGCCGGCGCGGATGACCTCACGGAACGGCAGCCACCCGCCGATGACGGTCTCCCTGTCGAAGACGGCGGCGTGGCCCACGATCTTCCTCTTCTCGCCCGGCTCGCCTTCCGCACGGATCTCGTCGTAGGTGGCGAAGCGGCGAACGATCCCCTCCTGCGCCGCACGAGTCGGCCGGTCGGTTCTGCTGTCTTTCATGTCACACCTCGTTGATGAGTCGGGTCGCAATCTCGGCCGGCGCGGCGCAGTCGTACTTGGACTCCGCAAGGACGCGCGCCATGACGTCGACGTCGGCACCCATCGCCTGGAAAACCGGCGCCAGGCGTTCGGTCGTGAGCTGCTCGTGCCGGCGCCACCAGGCGGCGAGGCGGTCGCCCTCGAGGGTCTCCGCTTCCTGCTCACGCGCGGCGAGCCAGCCGAGAACGTCCTCGAGGATGGGTCGGAACTGCTCGCGGTTGTCCTTGGGGATTTGCACCGGTGTGCCTTTGGGTACCCGGTTGAGCGGGACGTAGTAGGTTTTGCCAAGACCGTCGGGCTGCGGGTTCTGGTCCTCGAGCTCGAGGATGTCGTCGGCGTTGTAAACGCCATGCTCGAGCATGACCTGGTAGAACTCGGTGCGGGCCTTGTGGTCTCCCTTGAGCATGCCCTTGACGTTGTGCTTCCAGTACCAGTCGTCGAGCTGCTCGTCCTCGTACAGCGTCGACATCCACAGCCGTTGCTCCCAGCGGATCAGCCATGGGTCGAGCGTGTCCTGGACGTGCTCGATG